GGAGGCAAAAATATTTTTCGATTTAATTCTTCGTTAAATTTTCTCTCTGCTTCGATCTGTGCTTCATCAGGCGCTAATACTTGCCCTGAAGGAGTATCTCTTAAAGCGCTCACCGCAGGTGACGCAGCAAAATTTATGATAGTATCGTAGACATTATCAAGAGATATGTTACCTAGCTTTAATTGGTTTTGAATTTCATTGGCTTGTTGAGATCCCACAGCACCCACGAGCAACGATCCGAGAATCTTGGGATTCTGTAAAGCCTTCATGGCAATCGGTCTTGCTACATTGAGTAGTGATAACATTAAAACACATCCCTTGAATTACCTTGAGTAGGTCTTTCCGCTGATCGCGATCTACCAACCATCTCACTAAACATTTTTGAAAACTGGTCTGCCTCTTTGGCAGTATCGAAAGATAAAAAATCTCCCATTTCAACAGCATACTTAACAGGATCAATTCCCTGTTCGCGAAGATTGACTAACTTACCATCAATCATTCGAATCGTCGGATAGAGAACTATTTTTCCGTCAAGCTCACTATACTCTGTTCGAACGGTCTGATTGTTCAACATCGGTGTTGAAGGGTCTAACGCCCTCTTTACCCACTCAACGTTTTGTATGTTCTCCATCTAATCTCCTTCCACGATCAACGGGCCGCGGGTCATGGCGTCCTTATCGTCGTCAATAATTAGTTTGGTATCATGAGTTATACCATTCTTATCGTAATTCTCTAGAACTTTGATCAATTCATCTTTGGACATGTTTTCGAGAGGCGTGTCGCTTTGAACTTTGTTATCGTAAAATCCAGCCACCTTCCCTCTATTCACCTCAGCAGCCACGGCCGCCGAATAGTGCTTATGTTCTCGTGCTTCCTCTCGAATTTGTTTTAAGGAGGCCAAGTGAGATGCAGTGGACACACCATACATTTGGTGCAGATCCTGTTTCATCTCATGAATGGCCTCCACGACGAAAGGATTTAAGTGAGGGTTCAGTAAATCAGTAGCAGTTTGACGTGCTCGATTTTTTGAATACCCCGCGCGTCGCGCAGCTTCGGCAGCGGAACATTCTCCAAGTAAAACTTTGTGAACGTATTCATAAACAAAAATCATTTGTTTCGGTGTCAGTTTCTGTTTTAGTCTCCTGTCCTCAGGATTAATTAATTTTTTAGTAGTACTCATATTTCCTTTTACTCCTAGGTTCCATATCATCTTCATCATCATAGAGACGAACAAAACTTCCTTGTCGATATCTTAACAAAGCTAAGGTTGTCGCGTCAACTAGATCATCATGTTCTCCATAAGGGAATGATGCGATCTCTTCTTGGACATCTTCTGCCCATTCGGTATCTGGTCGCCAAACATGGCCTGCTTCAAATATAGGAGAAACAGAATTTAATCTGACATGTTTATCTTGACCACGGTTTGGAGAGAAAGCTGTCGCGTAAACGCCAAATCGCCGAAGCTCCTGTATCAAAGGTGTCCCTGAAGCTTTGGCCTCAATGATCACACTATCAGGATTATAAAGTTGAAGCTCTTCTTTTGCCACTTGTTTCAACTCAGGAAAGTCCCAACGACCTTTACGAGCGTTTAACAAAATCAAATGAGTCTCAGTTCCTTCATCAGGGTAGAATACACCCCAAGTGGTAATAGCTGAGTAGTCAGCAGACTCTTTTTTAGAAAATGCAGTATCATAACTTTGAATTGTATAAGCACATTGTGGTGGATCAGGTTTCTCCCATATATTCCACCATTCGCGTTTCACGATACTCGTACCGTCATGTGTTGGATTCTGTTGCCACTGAGCGTTCCACTTGGTTGGAACAAGAGAAGCTTTCACTTTATCAAGTTCATTGAGCTTCCAATACTGTGGCCAAATAGGTTTTCTCTTTTCTTCGTCATCGTCGTCTAAAATTGCCGGGAATTCTATGATGTCCCATTTATCTGCTTTCAGATCACCCATCTTTTTGATCAATTGACCAGTCAGATCCTTGTCAGACCATCGAGTCATCACGATCACAATACTTCCCCCTGGTTGCATACGCTGTCGAGGACCTGAAGTATACCATTCATAAGCATTATCCATGGCTGTTTCAGACAAAGCATCTTGTTCTGAGTGAGGATCGTCGATAATTAGTAGATCAGCACCACGACCAGTGATTGCACCACCCACACCTGCCGCGTAATACTCACCTCCAAGGTTAGTTTCCCAACGACCCGCCGCTTGGTTATCAGTTCTTAGCGTGACATCAGGAAATATTCCTTTGTATTCTCTGGTATTCATCAAGTTTCTTACTTTTCGACCAAATCTTATGGCCAATTCACCAGTGTGAGTTGCTTGAATGATTTTTAATCTTGGATTTTGCCCCATCATCCATGCCGGGAATAAAAATGAGGCAAACTCACTTTTTGTGTGACGTGGGGGCATGTTCACAATTAATCTTTTGTTCTTGCCTGTCATGAAATCTTGAAGTTTTTGTGCAATCTTGATGTGATGATCGCCTTCAACAAATTCTGGCCAGACTGCTTTGACAAATCTCATGAAGTTTCCACGTGCATGTTCTTGTTCAATGCGCTTTCGAAGCAATACCATTGCCTTTAGTTGGTTCGCATCTAAGTTTTTATAGTCTATATGCATATTTTGCTCCCATAGTGTGTGTATGTTGGCAGCCAAGGCTTCGCTGTGGTGGTACCGGGGCGATTTTTTGGTGGGTGGGGTCGCGCGTTTCGTGGCTCTCGGACCGTTCGATCTAAGTACCTAGGGTCGATTGTTGCATAATCAATATTATGAGTCACCCCGACGCTATATTTATCAACGTTTTTCGCGTTTCGTGGATTATATGATCTATATTTAGTGGTATTCATTCAATATTTCGCTGATCGTGGTCCATGGTTGACCCACTTGGACCGTGCAAAGTGGCGCAAACTCGCGATTTTCTGACAAAAAGTCGATATCCGTGGACCTATACAGAAAAATCTTTCTCTCTTTAAGAGAGCGTTGCAAGATAAACAATCCGTTCATAATCTGTTTGTATTTGTGATGAAACGCTTTCTGATGTGGTCTAAGACTTTGTAACAATCTGGAACGTTCACAAGCCTTACATTCAACGAACAAACTACGTCCATATTTATTAAACAAAATTAAATCTGGAAATCCATTAATAGTAGATGTTTCAATACGAATTGGATTAAAATCAGATAGTTTATCCTTTACCATTTTATATAAATTCTTTTCAGCGCTCATTCAAAATTAGTCCGTTACATCTTAATCATTATTTTACAAATTGGTACTAGAGATTTTTCAGTAACTTCTTTTAAAATAATCAATTTGGAAAAAGGGTCTAATTGCCTAGAGGGTATAAAAAAGCCTTATTTTTCAACAAACAAGCGGACACTATTCACACTTGTCAAAATGAGTAGTGTGATGGGTAAAACCCACCTAAATAAGGCTAAAACGCATAAGCGGACACTATCACACTTGTTTTAAAATTTTTTTATTTTTTATTTTTATTTTTTCAAAAAACTCCTAGTACTGTGATTGTCGGTCCACGATCCACGACGCGCGTCCCTCGAACCGTTCGTACTTTGTTCACTCGAACGATGCCCACGTTTCACGGTCCATGTCGCAATTTGCAATAAAATATCATAAAGATCCAAAATCAAAATAGCCTTTAAATCCATTTTAAGAGCCATAGAGCATATAATAAATTATCTAATAAAATCATACATGAGCATCTCTTCAACACCCCTAAAAACGCCTTAAAAAGGTCGAAGTTATCCACAGGTAAAATCAATATTTTTTAAAAAAAATGCATTTTTATTTAATATTTATCTTTTTTTATTAGGTAATATCTCAATTTATGATATAAATAACACAATGAAAACGAATCAGACTCTAGAAACCGCGCTAGAAAAAAATAAGCCAGTTACCATTTTGGGGAATGCTGACGATATTTTAGCCATCGGGTCTAGGGTGCTAAAACACTCAAAGAATTAAGTTTCTTGGGTCTTCGGACTCGGTGGATTGCTGAGGTTGGGCGCTACATACTTGCCCCTCAGTGCGTTGATAACTCGACCCAATCGAGGTAAGCTTCCAAACCTTATCTTGAGACGCTGAGAGCCAGTCTTCAGAGCAAAGAGCTCAATCGGTGACACCGATAAGGAAACAGTCAAACAGAATTCAAAATTATGTATTTTTGATAGGGCTACTGAGTTAGCCTTATCATGAATGCATAAAGCATTCAGAAAATAGCAATAGGAGGCTATATATTATGAAAAAACATACAATCACACTTAATCAAGATCAAATCGAATATTTAAACGACTTATTATTAGCTGAGGCTGAAACAAGAGAGCCTAGCGAAGATAATTACAATATCGGTGATCATGATTTTGAGCAATTGAGTCATAAAATTCGCTCTAAAACAGAGCGATATGCCAGAGTAAAAGCTGAACTTTTACTTAAAGCTCAACAATAAATATTTTTGATTACTCGATCATGGGTAATCATGAATATTTATATATTCAAGAAAGAGAGCAAATCATGACTACATTATTTAAGAACATTAACTTAAACAAACTAACTAAAAAGGAACTTGTGTTGCTTTTACATTTAGTTGAGCATTATCAAAAAGATGATGCTGAAAATCATTCAGAAGAGTTCACACAACAGTTAGACTCTTACGGTGATTTACTCTGTGAGCATATCCAGAAATAAGTATTTTTGAAAGCCTTTTACAGGCTTTCATGAATATTTATCAATATTCAGAAAGAGAGAAAAAAATGGAAGACAAAAGATATACATTAGAAACATACCCAACCGATTTTCACGGTCCTTTTACCGTGATCAAAGACAACGATTTCGATCGTTATCTACAAATAGACGAGGCTAAAGGTTGGGGATCATATACTGCTGACGATCCTTACGACGCTTATCGCTTTGTAGGTGGTGAAGTAGAAATAGCTGAATGGTGGGTAAAACGTTTTAATGATAACATTTTCGATCATTCACCTTTTGATCAAAAAAGAGACCAGAGCCACACACACGCAACCCTCAGAGGGCTAAGATAAGTATTTTTGATTACTCGATCTGAGTAATCATGAATACTTAATTGTATTCAGTGAGAAACTACATCTTAAACGTCGAAAGCTTGTACTAGGTTTACCCTTTATGAAGACAGTCATTTTACTGTGAAGTAATTTGGTTGGACCGTGAACGTCTCACATAGGCTAGGGCAGTGCCTAGGTAAAAAGAAGCGAACCTTGTGTTTAAACCTAAAACTGTCCAAAACAAACAAAAGGAGCAAAAATGACTACATTTTATTTAAATACGACTAAAAGCTTAAGAAAAGAGTCCTCATTCGGATTTACTACATATTATTCATACGCTACCCCGGTAGCATTTGTGCGATATGGAAAACTTTTTGTAAGCGAAAACGTTTGGTCCAGAACCACTGGCAAACACTTAACTCAAATTGACGGAGGTGATAAGAAATCAAGAATTCCTCATGCTGAATTTGAAAAATTATACAACGAAGCGAGACAGGTGATTTAATGTATAGAAAACCAAAAGCAGAAATTATAGTAGATCGGTTTATTATCGGTCTACTTGTGTTCAAAGCGTTTTATATCGCTTATTTAATATTAATAGGAGGCTAATAGAATGTTTAATAAAATAAATGAAGAGATATTTTTAGACGCTGATGATCTAAAATTTATCACTCAAGGATTGAGCAAAGTAAAAGATGAGAAAGCAAAATTACTTTCCAGAAAATTACTTTATTTTAGTAATAACGCTCATTCCCATTTAAATAAACATGAGATCAAAATCTCAGTCAAACCAAAGGAGGCATAATGAAAGTAATATCAAGTAAAAACCCTGTGACCAAGGAAACTTGGGCATTCGTTAAATTATTAAGAGAGGGTCATGATTATGTCAGTAACGGACATGATCATAAAGTATATCTACAAAAAGACGTCAATGGCGTTGAGCATTTAGTGACTCAAAACAAAGACGGAAAGATCGAGTCAATAGAAAGATTGGAGGACTAATGACTACATACACAAAAAAATATGAATTTGTAAAATGGAATGAGGCAGACCCCAAGAGCGTAAAAAAAGCTGAGATCAAAAAAAAGAAATTAGAAAATCAAGGCTATTCTTTGATACGAGATCACGGAGGTTTTTTTAATTTTATTTTAGAATACAAAAAATAATCCACGAAACACGGTCCACGATCAATGGTCCGTGTCTAGGCTCACGAGTTGAAAGAGCCTACTGATGAGAAACTCAACCAAAGGACATCTAAACACTGGCG